TGTGGTAATATCTCAATCGACGGGTACAGAAACAATCTGGCTCGGACGTGACGGCTTATCAAAGCTCAATCGTCCGGGCCTTTTTGCGTTTACAGGAGCCAGATGGACGATTTCAGCGTATTTCTCCCGATTGAAAAGGTGGACGCGCAGAGCGGAATGGTCTGGGGCTATGCCTCAACGCCATCGAAGGACCTGCAAGGGGAGATTGTTCCGCTGGACGCCATCAAGGCCGCCCTCCCCGACTACATGAAGTGGGCGAACATCAGGACCATGCACACCAACAATGCCGTTGGCGTGACCAAAGAGGCCCACATTGACGCCAAAGGGCTCTACATCGGTGCCAAGATCGTTGATCCCGCCGCATGGAAACTGTGCAAGGAAGGCGTCTACAAGGGCTTCAGTATCGGCGGTTCCAAGCTGGAGAAGGTTGGCGATGTGGTCAAGGCGCTTTCCTTGCGAGAGATCAGCCTCGTCGACCGGCCAGCGAACTCCGACTGCCGCATCGACATCGTGAAGATTGCCGGGGGACTCGCCTTTGGAGGGTCGATGGAGAATCAAACCAGTAACGAGACTTTGATGGAAAAAGCGCTTGACACGTTTCGAACGATTCTCGGAATGGGCAAGATTGCACTTCCTGAGCTCGCAAAGGCCGCTCCTGAAGCGGTTCCGAGTCCTGTTGAGTCCGATGAACTTACCGCCGACGAGATGACGGAACTGAACAAGATTCTGGCCGATACGGACTTTGAGAAGCGCGAGTTCAGCGACAAGCAGCGCAAACATCTCGCATCCCAAGGCATCGCCCTTCCTGATGGTAGCTATCCGATTGCGAACGTCTCGGACCTTGAGAACGCCGTCAAAGCCTTTGGCCGCGCATCGGACCCTGAGAAAGCCAAGGCTCACATCATCTCTCGCGCGAAAGCGCTGAACGCAACACATCTTCTACCCGCCGACTGGCCGGGCAGCACCAAGCAAAAGGAGAGCACCATCATGGCAACTGACCTTCAGAAGCGTTTCGGGGCAATGCATAAGGCGGCCATCAAGAAAGCCGATGACCACATCAAGAAGGCATCGGCCTCCCACGGCAAAGCGGTCGATGAGCTTGAAGCCCTTCACAAGTGCATGGGCAAGGCGGCCGACGGTGGCGATGAGTTCAAGAAGCACTTGACGGCGCTTTCAGGACACATGAACGACATTGCCGACCATCACGAACTGGCTCACGCTGCACTCGGCAAGGCCATGACTGGATGGGATGGAGAGAAGGCGGAAACTGACTTGGGCGAAGAGCCTGCTTCGGAGAACGTGGAAGAGCTTTCCCCCCGGCGCATGACTGAAGGCGAAGTTGAGGGCAACACCTTCCGCGGCGCTGGAGACTCGCCCTATTCGGCGGCTGCGATTGCGACGATGGTCAAGGCCGCTGTGGCCGAAGCTACCGCCCCACTGATCGCCGACAACGCTTTCCTGAAGGGTCAGATGTCTGTGATCGAGAATCAGCCCTCTGCTGGCCGTCGCCCGAAGTTGTTCGTTGCCAGTTCGACCGGAGATGTGTTCCCGGCCAGCGACGGAAAGGCCGACTTCAATCGGATGATCAACAAGTCGCTTTCCGAAGCCGACCCGAACGACCAGCGCAGCTCTGAGCAGGCAACTGCCCGCGCTTTTGGCCTGATGTGCACCCCTGGCAGCGGGTTTGCGAAGTCGATCAATGACCCCAACTTCAAGATTGACCTGGGCGGCAACTAGACCCGGCGCAGTTCACAGCGGTTCCAGTTTTTAGTCAACAACTCGGCAATAGGAGAATCTGAGATGAATGAATTTGAGAAGTTCCTGCAAAGCGACACTTTCAAGCAGGCCATTGACGAGCGTGTTGGCACTCTCGCAAAGGCCGACACTGTTGACCAGAACACAGGGCTGGTGTGGTACGACCTGAGCCGCATCGTTCAGGAAATGCACCCGTTCAAGCAGTTGATTCCGCTGATCTCCAGCCTCCCCCGCGTCCCTGCCGACGGTGGCACGGCGCACCGTTGGAAGAGGGTCACCGGCATCAACGTCAACAACGTCTCCATCGGCGTGCCTGAGGGCGAGCGCGCGGCCGCTTCCGCCATCACAGTTCAGGACCAACTGGCGAGCTACAAGACGATGGGACTCGAAGGTTCTGTGTCTTGGGAAGCCCGTCTGGCCGCTCTCAACCTCAAGCCCGACGCTCAAGGCGTGACGATCCAGGCCACGCTCCAAGGTGTCATGGTGGGCGAAGAGCAGACGCTCATCGGCGGCAACGCCTCCACCCCGCTGGGCATCACTCCCACGCCCACCTTGACTGCTGCCAGCACTACCACTACCTCGGCGCTGTCGAACGTACCCTACTACCTCGTTTGCGTTGCCCTTAGTCATGCGGGCTGGCGCACCGGCAGCATGGCCAACGGCATCCCTGGGCAGGTCACACTGACCAGCACCACGGGAACCATCACCAACGTGGGCGGCGGATCGGCTCAACCTTCGGCACAGGCCACCATCACCCCGACTGCCGGCCAGATCATCACCGCAACCGTTACCCCCGTGGTCAACGCCGTAGCCTACGCGTGGTACTTCGGGACCGTAAGCGGCGCGGCCCGGCTCCAGGGCATCACCACCACGAACCAGGCGAAGTTCAGCTCTGTCCCGTCCACCACCAATCAACTGATCACCGCTCTCCAGGTCAACGGCGCGTATCAGGACAATTCGACCAACACCCTGCTTCCCGATGGCATCCTCAGCCAGATCAACGGTTCTGTATCCGGTTCCGCTCCTGGCACCGCCATGGCAACCAACCCGAACCTTCCCGTTTTGGCCAGCGGCACGCTCGGCTATGCTGGCTCCGGTGCGCTGATCTTCCAAGGCGCCAGCGGCAATACTGGACTGACCATCGCCGGCACCAGCATCACCGAGTTCGACGCCGTTTTCCAGGCAGCTTACGACCAGTACAAGATTGGCTTTGACCGGATTCTGGTCAGCTCCACCGACCTGAACTCGAACATTGCTCAGTTCTTGAACACGGCCAGCACCAACAACAGCCTCCGCATGGTGTTTGAGGCGGACTCGGGAAGCGGTTCTCAGATCGTTGCCGGGCGCGCGGTCAACGCCTACAAGAACAAGATCTACGGCAACACGCTGCCGATTGAAACGCACCCCAACCTGCCTCCGGGCACGATCCTGTTCTGGTCTGATCGCTCCCCGTATCCGCTGAGCGGTGTGGCCAACATCCTTGAAGCGCGTGTTCGTCAGGACTATGTGCAAGTGTCCTGGCCCCTGCGCACCCGGCGCAATGAGTACGGCGTGTATGTCGATGAGACGTTCGCTCTGTACTTCGCCCCGGCCTTCGCTATCCTGACCAACATCAGCCAGCCGACGGGAACCCAGACGTTCTAACCTACGGATGGATTTACAATGAGGCAGGCGGCGGCAACCAAACGCCTCCTGCCTTATTTTTTGGAGGGAATGAAATGGTCAGATTGCAGTGTCCTGAAGGCAATTCGCAGGTTTCTGTCGATGGCAGGAACTACCAAGCAGACGATACCGGGTTCGTGACCGTGCAAGAGGAGAGTGTCCCGAAGCTACAGGCTATCGGCTTCACAATTTCTCCGGTCAGCATGACGGTGAGCCAAGCGGACTTTGACGCCATCGCCGCGAACGCAAAGGATTTGAAGTTGCCGGTTCCAGGCGAAGTCAAGGTTGCCGGCAAGCCGAGCGCGCGAATCAAGGTGGAGTAACGCAGATGCCTCATGCGGTTGATTTGACGACATTGACGGACCTGAAGAACTACATAAGCCCCGCTTTGGGCCAAACAACCGCATCAGACTCCGCCCTCTCAAAGATCATCACTGCGGTATCGGACGGCATCAATCGCTACGTGTCGCGTACCCTGGCTGTTGGCACCTTTGTCGAGGTGCGGAACGGGAATGGACGCTGCTCAATGCGTGCGCTAGTCTATCCGGTCCTGAACGTCTCGTCTGTCGTCCTGGCGGGATTCTACGGGGAAACAGGACACGTAATTCTTCCGTCTACGAACGGTTCAGCATCGCAGCTTTCGTGGGACAAGTGGTTTATCAACCTGCGGGATAATGTTTTCTGGGAAGGCCGCCAGAACATCACGCTGAACTACACGGCGGGGTTCATGACGCCGGGGCAACTTGGGGTCCTGACCTTGCCGGGATGGACGGCGGCGGCGGTCACTCTAGCCAATGCGCAGATTCAGGTGGGCGGCTTCTACTACGAGGCCGTAAACGGCGGCACGACGGGCGCAACGACGCCGGGAACATGGCTCCAGACGCGCAACTCACTCACGAACGACAATGGAATCTTCTGGCGGTGCGAGGGCGCGATTCCGGTCCTGCCAAGCAATGCAAGCATGGTGCCTGACGATTATCAAATGGCCTGTTTGCAGCAATCGGCGCTGCTGTTCAAGAACAGGACCCGTGTAGGTGATACTGGCAGCGGCGTAGGTCCTGACCGCATCAACTATTTCCTGAAGGATGCGCATCCGTCCACCATCGCGCTGTTGACGCCTCACAAAGAAGTGTTTCCCATCGACGGGATGGGTGTTGTTTAACAAACTCAAAGGAGAATCAAACATCATGGCAAACGTAGCCCTTCCCAATCCAGCAACGTCGCAGGACATCCTGAATGCTCTCGTCGCTGCTGTCCAGGAAACCTCCATCGCTCCTTCTGTGGTCACTGCGACACCGCTGGCGCCCGCGTCCACCACGTACACCTATGTCGTCGTAGCGAAGGTCAATGGCGACGTGATTCCCGGTTCCGTGACGATCACCACTGGTGCCGCGACTCTCTCGGCGGCCGCATCGAACTCGATCAACTGGAACACGATCCCCGGCGCGGTATACGACGTGTACCGCACGGCCGGCGGCTCGAACCAGGGCAAGATTGCATCCAACCTGCCCGGCGTCACCTACAACGCCTACGGCGGCGTGCAGACCACATTGCAGAGCGTCACGCTGGTGGACAACGGCCTTCCCGGCGATGCGTCCAC